AAGACAGAGAGTATCAAGAGAAATGTTTGTAACACCATTGATAAAAGCAGTTCAAGAACTTTCAGAAATCGTAAAATCTCAACAAAAAGAGATAGAAGAGTTAAAAAAGAAATAAAAAATTGTATTTCGTATACTTATATGATATATATTAATGTTAACAATAAATTAAGGAGTTATTAAAATGGCTGAAGAAATTAAATTTACAGACGAAGAGTTAAAATCTCTGAGTGAATTAAGTCAAGGTTATCAAAACATTCAAAGCGCTTTTGGACAAATGAGAGTTCAGAAGATTTTGCTTGAACAACAAAAAGATGGTCTTGAAGAAGCAGAAGTTAAAATGGAAGCTGATTACGCTGAAAATCAACAAAAAGAGCGTGATTTGGTGAAGGAACTGAATGATAAGTATGGTCCAGGTCAATTAGACCCTGCATCAGGCGTATTTACACCAACACCACAAGTAGAAGTTGACGAAAACGAAGGATCTGCTGAGGAATCTTAAAAAAGTCCTTAATCGGTTGTATTTTGAAATATTTCGTTATATTTATATATAACAAATTTCATATTAATTTTTAAAACCTTTAAAGGAGAAAACACATGGCAGAGAGAATAGTCAGTCCAGGTGTATTTACTCGTGAGAAAGATTTATCCTTTCTTCCACAAGGAATTACTGAAATAGGCGCAGCAATTGTAGGACCAACTAAAAAAGGTCCTTCTTTTGTTCCAACTATAGTAAGAAACTTTGCGGAATTTGAAAGTATTTTTGGGTCTTATGATACGAGCTATTACACACCTTACGCTGTACAGGAATATTTGCGTTCCGCTGGAACTGTAACAATAGTAAAAGTAGGATATCTTGGTGGATATAAAGTTGCTGGATTTAATATTTTAGCAAGTGGTTCATCAGCGGTATATGGTGAGAATGGTAAAGTTGTAGTTGCATCGATTATGCCTACAGTAGAAAATAATGAAGGCGGGAGTGGATTAAGTGGTTCTCTTGGTGGTAATAATAATTTAGGTTCGTTTACCTTAAACATACATGGAAACTCTACTAATACTCTAACAGGATTAACTTTCGTAGAAAAAGGTGCTGCTGGTGGTGGTTTGGATGCCGCTGATTCTGCTTATATTGGAAAAGCAATACCATCCGATCCACAAGCTAGATTAATTGGTTCAACTGCGGCTTCTGGATATTTATTCAAAACCTTTAGAAGTAGTATTAGTGCTTCATTTTCTGCAGGTGACTTGATGATTTCAAGTTCATCAGCTTTAAGTACTGAAATCATATCACAATCTTTTTCAGAGGGAGTGGAGACAGTAGATACCTCAGATGGAAATTACATCGTATCTAATACAGGTAATAAAGATGCCGCTGCTGCTAGAACACCTTTCATACAATCACAATCTCCTGTAACAAATTTATTTAGAATTTATACAAGAGCTGATGGTGATGATACCAATGGTCATTATGTAATAATCAGAGATGTTAAGAGACCACAAAACTCTAACTCAAGTCCTGATTATGCTCAGTTTACTTTAGCTCTATACGAGGTTGGTAATCCATCTGCTATAGAAAGCTATAATGGTCTAAATATGGATCCAGATTCTTCTAATTACATATCTAAAGTAATTGGTGACCAGTTTTATACTGTTTCGGATGATGGTGAAGTTACCACATTTGGTGATTATCCAAACTTATCTAGAATTATTAGGGTTGGTGATTACAAAGAGGATACTTTTAGAGGTAATAAAAACCTACAACCTATGGGATACGCTTCTGTGAACAATCCTATTGTTTCTGGTACATCAACTTTCGTTCCAAGTTCCTCATTTAGTAGGTCACAGACATACGATGGTGTAAACAATAACGCTTCTACATATTTACCAAGTCTACCTTACGGATTTAAGATAGATGCGGGATATCCGGAAACAGAAGTTGCTACAAACAAAGAATATCTATCAGCCGTTCCCTTCCCATTAGCTACTGGCAATAATGCTGCTTTTAATTTAGAAAGTATGCTTGGGTATGGAAAAGTTGGAGATTTAGAATTTAGCAAATATACTAATTTTGCTATAGAAACTCAGACATTGAATATATCTTCATCTGTGGCTCAGCTTAATTTTGCTGTACCATTTCAGTTTGGTTTTGATGGTATAAATCCTGCTAAATCAAAGAAAACAGGTACCTCAATGAGTTCTGCTAACACAAGCGGATTTGATTGTTCAACTTCTACTGCTAGTGGTTCGGTTGCTTACAAAAAAGCACTTAACGCTGTCGGTAATCCTGATGAGTATGATATCAATATGTTGGTAACTCCTGGTATTGTTCATAAACATCATTCAGTTGTTTCAAATCACGCTATAGATAAGGTTGAAAGTAGAGCTGATGCATTTTATGTATTAGATGGTAATGATATAGATGATAACGTTGCTACTGCTGTAAACAATGTCGCTACTTTAGATACAAACTTTGTAGCTACATACTATCCTTGGGTTAAGATGGATAATCCTGCTGGAAATGGACAAATTTATGTTCCACCTTCAGTAGTGATTGCTGGTGTGATATCCTTTACAGATAGTGTGGCACATGAGTGGTTTGCTCCTGCTGGATTGAACAGAGGTGGATTGGATAATGTTAGAATGACTAAGAAGAAACTTACTCATACTGATAGAGATACGCTTTATGAAGGTAGAGTTAATCCGATTGCTTCATTTCCTGGTCAAGGAGTTGTGGTATTTGGACAAAAAACACTACAATCTAAACCATCTGCTTTAGATAGAATCAACGTAAGAAGACTATTAATCAGATTGAAGAAGTTTATCGCTTCATCAAGCAGATTCTTAGTATTCGAACAGAACGATTCATCTACAAGAGCTAGATTCTTAAATATTGTGAATCCGTTCTTAGAATCAGTTCAAGCCAATAGTGGTTTGAGTGCATTCAAAGTTGTTATGGATGATTCCAACAATACACCTGATGTCATAGACAGAAATCAGTTGGTTGGACAGATATTCATACAACCTACTAGAACGGCTGAATTTATTGTTCTGGACTTCTCAGTACTCCCAACGGGTGCTGCTTTTCCTGAGTAATCGATAAAGTCACATATAAAGTACAAAAGCCCCTCTTTTTAGAGGGGTTTTTTGTTTTATTGATATTTATAGTAGACAAAAGGTATATTCAAATTGTTAATTACAGTAGCGCTTCAATGTAATTAATAGTAGAGGGTTTGAATAACCATCAATTAACTTAATTTAAGTAGTGCATAAATTATAATTAGGAGAAACATAATGGGAACAAGAAGTTCTTTAGCCAAACTCAGTAGAGAAGTCTATCCAGGTTTGGAAGCAATCGATCAAAATATAGTATCTTTAGATGATGCAAATGTATTTACTGCAAGACCAGATTTTTCAGCTGGAATATTATCCGGTGATGCATCAATATTAGCAGCAGGAACAGGTCATGTATTAACAGGAGCTGATGCGGGTAAGACTGTAGTATTTAATGCAGCAGCTGCAACTACAGTTAAACTACCAGCACCAGAATTAGGTATGGTATTTAACTTTGTGACGGCAGTAACTGCTACAGCAGATCATGTAATTCAAGCAGCTACAAATGACCATGGATTTTTAGGTGGTGTGTTATTTATGAACACAACTGCAGATCAAACTGATGCATTTGCAGCAGCCGCAGATGGTAACAATGATTTCATTACTATGAATGGAACTACCAGTGGTGGTCACGCAGGCTCTCATTGGAGAATTGTTGCAGTATTAGATGCTTCAGCAGCTAAATGTTGGATAGCTACAGGTACCACTATAGGTTCTGGCGCAGCAGTAACACCATTTGGTGATGCACAAATATAATAAGTAATACTTATTATTTGTTGATATTAAAGGGGAGTTTAACGCTCCCCTTTCTTATATCTTATAAAACTATAAAAAAACTATGAAATAATAAGATGATAATCCGTATCGATTTTTCAGTTTGTTTATATTTATATATGAAAGAATTAAACACTTATTAGGAGAACTGAAATGGCAGACTTAATCGATCCTTCGGAAATTATGTTTACACCCTTTGAACCGAAAGTTAAAAATCGGTTTATTATGTACATAGAAGGAATACCTGCGTACCTTATTAAAGCAGCTAACAGACCAAGTATCGTTTTTGAAGAAATTGCTTTAGACCATATAAATACTAAAAGATATGTAAAAGGTAAAGGTGAATGGCAACAATTAGAGATTACACTCTATGACCCAATCGTACCATCTGGTGCACAAGCAGTTATGGAATGGGTCCGTTTACATAAAGAGTCTGTTACAGGTAGAGATGGATACTCAGACTTCTACAAAAAAGATATTACATTTAATGTATTAGGACCAGTCGGAGATAAGGTTGAAGAATGGACACTTAAAGGTGCTATGATTAACACAGCAAACTTTGGTGATATGAATTGGGAAACCAATGAGCCTAATGACATTACATTAACACTAAGATACGATTACGCTATCTTACAATTCTAAGAGGAAAATATGGGTTTTTTAACAGAAATGCTTTCTAGTGATGCAAAAATATCTTCAAAAAGAACAGTCGGTTTCGCAGCTTTCATCATGTTGATGGCAAGTTGGGGAGCTGACACATTCTCAGGTTTTGAAGTCAAAGATAAAATATTAGAATGTTTTATGTA